AAGAAATTGGGGTTTGAGGAACAAGCACGATTACTTGATGTTTTTCCTACTGGAGATTTGTTGTTTTTTGTAATGTCAAAAGACAAATGTAAGTTTTTAGGAGAAAGATATGGGAAAGTCGGCTTCTGCACCGCCACCACCTGATTATTCAGGTGCGGCACAAGCAACCGCACAAGGTAATTTAGAAGCGGCACGGGCTAATATTGCGGCTAATCGTGTCAACCAAGTAACGCCTTACGGCAGTTTAAATTACAACATAAGTGGTCAAGACCCTTATGGCAATCCTACTTGGACAGCCACACAATCCCTTGCTCCCGATCAACAAAAACTATTAGATATTCAAAATCAATTAAGTATTGGTACTGGTCAGTTAGGTCAAAAAGGTCTTGGTTATGTAGAAAACATGATTAATCAGCCTTTTGATACTAGCAAATTGGTTTCTACAGGCTTTAATCCTAGCCAATCATATCAAGATGCTTATATGCAACGCCTTAAACCACAGATTGAACAAGGTCGTGAAGCATTAGCAACTCAATTGGCTAATTCGGGTATTCCCGTAGGTTCTGAAGCCTATAACCGAGCAATGATGACACAAGGTCAAAAAGAAAATGACCTGTTGGCGGCCGCAACTACACAAGGTTTTGGTGTTGGTCAACAAGCCCGTCAACAAGGATTTAACGAATTGGCTTACCAACGCAATGAACCTATCAATACGCTTAATGCGGTGCGTTCAGGTGCTCAAGTGCAAAGCCCTACTTTTGTAAACCCTGCTTTGCAAGCGAATACTGCTGGTGCTGATATTTTAGGTGCAACGCAGATGGGTTATAACGCTCAATTAGGAGCATCTAACGCTCAAAATGCCGCTAATAATCAAATGACACAAGGTTTATTTAGTCTTGGCGGTGCGGCTTTAATGTCTGATATTCGCACTAAAGAAAACATTGAAATTATTGGTGTAGCTGATAACGGATTGACTGTTTACAAGTACGAATACAAACCTGAGTTTAAAGATCATGAATTAGCTGGTCGTGGCGTTCATTATGGCTATATGGCTCAAGAAGTAGAACAAGTCTATCCTTATGCAGTTAAAACTCTAGATGACGGCTATAAAGTCGTAGATTACGGATTGCTATGAACCCATATATTCTTCAAGGTCAACCAATGCAAGATGTTAGCGGACTGCAACCTGTATTTCAAAACTTTGGTCAACAGCAAGCTAATCAACAGGCGGCACTTGCACAACAGGCTCAATTAGCAGGTCAAGCTGGACAATCTCAAAGCGGTGGCATAAGCCCATTGGCTTTAGCCCAAGCGTTGCGTAGCAAGGATCGCACTAAACCTGCCCCTATTTATGATAAGAGCCAAATGTTGCCTGATACCCCACAGTATGCAGACCCAGCGTATATGCAAGCAGGATATTAATCATGGCTGATATTGGAACTTTAACTCCCGAACAGATGTTGCAACAGCAACAGATTTTACGCCAGCAAAAGATGGCTGAAATGTTGTTGCAAAAAGGTATGGAGCAACCACAAGGCCAAACAATTAGTGGTCATTATGTTAGACCTAGCATATTTCAAAATCTAGCTGGATTGGCTAATACTTATGTTGGTCAAAAAGGAATTGAAAAAGCGGATCAAGCACAAGTAGAATTAGCTAAAGCTATAAGAGCACAAAATACTGACGAACTTAATCAATTTAATCAGTTATTGTCTAAAAATCCTATGGAAGCATATAGTTTTGCGGCTCAAGCCTACAATCCTAAATTGCAAGAAGTAGGCATGAAAAAGATGATTCCACAAGAATTTGATTTGTCTGAAGGCCAAAAACGCTATATGACAATGCCCGATGGTACTGTTAAAGAAGTTGCCGCAGGTGGTGAAAAAGTACATCCTGTAAAAGGCAATTTAGTTACTTCTAGCGGAAAAGTTCTTTATTCTGCTCCACTTACAGGTGAAGAAAAAGTAAACCCTGCTGAAGCCCCATTGCGTACTTCATTTTTGGGTCAAGCAACACCACATATTCAGATTAGCCAAGCATATCGTAAGATTGAATCTGCTCCTGATACTGCCGCTGGTGATATGTCTAAAATATTTGGTTTTATGAAGATTCTTGATCCAAGTTCTACAGTTCGTGAAGGTGAATATGCTTCTGCTGAAAATGCAAGGGGCGTTCCTGATACTGTCAAAGCTCAATACAACAAAGTCATTAGTGGTCAAAGGCTTACCCCAGCACAAAGAACGCAATTTACACAAGCGGCTGGTGATTTGGTTGGAAGTCAAAAACAACAATTTGAAGGTCAAAAGAAGTTTTTTGAAAACATTGCTGTTAAAAATAGAATTGCACCTGAAAGCGTTATTTATGACCCTTATGAAGGTTTAAATTTACAGACTACACCGCCAAAAGCACCAAAACAACCTGTTAATGTTGGTCAACAATTAGGCGTTCCACAAGTCAATAGTGGATGGAACATTATTAGCGTGACACCTACAAAATAAACTATGGCTCAATACACCGTACAAGCCCCTGATGGACAAACAATTACGCTAGAAGGCCCTAATGGTGCTTCTCAAGCAGATGTTATTGCTCAAGCCCAAAAGTTGTATCAGCCACAAGGGTCTGTTCAGGTTATGTCACCTGATGGAGCACCCTTAACTACTGAATTTGGACAAACTGGTGGCGGTGCGGCTGTTGGTAGACCACAGGGTATTAATCGTACAAATATATTAGAACAACCACGCCCATTAGAATCTGCAATGGCTGGTGCTACTAAATCTGTTATTGACCCTGCTATTGCTGGTGCTCAAGTTCTTACTGGTGGCCGTCTTGGAACTAGCGAACTTGCTAAAAAACTAGGCGAAGAAGCCCAAGTTTATTCTGATGAAAATCCTGTATGGTACGGAACAGGTCGTGTAGCTGGTGCTGTTGCTCCTGCAATGGGTATGGCTAAAGGAATTGGTGTACTTCCAAGTCTTGCTAAATTAAATCCTTACGCACAAGCGGCTGGAATTGGTGCGGTGCAAGGTATATTAACTCCTGAAGAAACTGGCAAAAAAGATTTAGCCCTATTTAAACAACAGATGTTTAATGCTGGCACAGGGGCGGCTATTGGTGCTCCTACGCCATTATTAGGAAAAATTGCTAATACTGCCTACGGTGCTGGTAAAGCCGCTTTAGAGCCGTTTAATGAATCAGGTAGAAACCTTATTATTGGTCGTGCTTTACGCCAGTTTTCAGGCAACGATGCAGAAAAAGCTATTGCTAATCTTAGAAACCCACAACAATTAGTTGCAGGTGTTCAACCTACAGTTGGTGAAGTTGCTGGTGTTCCTAGTTTAGCGGCAGTACAAAGGGCTGTAGGTGGAAACCCTATAACCACCAATGCATTTGCCGAAAGAAAAGCACTTAACGATATTGCTAGAACAGAAGCATTGCAAAATATTGCATCGCCCACAAGACTTGCTAAATACCAAGATTTGCGTGGTCGTGTAGCAGAAGATTTGTATTCTGATGCTTTAAAGCCATTAAATTTAGGCAAACTTACTCCTGAAATGACTGATGAAATTACTGGTTTAGTTAAAACACCAGCCATTAAAAGAGCAATGGATCAAGCTAAAGAAAATGCGGCAAATAGAGGTATTGAAATAAACAATCCCGAAGGATCAATGCGTGGATTGCATGAAACCAAAATGGCTTTAGATGATCAAATTGCTAGAGTTAAAGCATTGGCTGAAAAAAATGGTGGTTCTGCAAGTGCTGAATTAAACAGCTTGCAAACAGCAAAATCTAGGCTTTTAAATTTTATGGAAGATGTTAGCCCTGAATATAAAACAGCCCGTATTAATTATGCTCGCTTATCTAAACCAGTAGAACAATTAGAATCTATTGCCAAATTAGCTGAAAAGTCTTTAAGCCCTAAAGATTATTCTGTTTATTTAGGTAACTTTTCTAGAGAATTAGAAAAAGTTAAAAAAGAAGGTCATCTTTCTGCTCAACAAGTTAAGCGATTAGAAAATATTAAAGAAGATTTAATGCGTACCGATTTTGCCAATAATGCTGGTCGTGGCGTTGGTTCTAATACTATGCAAAACCTTGCCTATAACAATATGTTGCAAGAAGTTAATTTGCCAAACTTGCTAAGAAGAAGGGGTATGGCTGAAACCGCAGGTAACATTGCGGCAAGAGTTAAGGATGTTGCTTATGGAAGTGCTAATAAACAATTAACGAGTGAAATGGCTGAAGCATTGCTTGATCCAAGAAAAGCGGCCGCTTTAATGAAATTGGCTGGCAAAAGACCATTAGAAGCACAAGTACCAACCGAACAATCAAACCTAGCTAAATTATTATTTACGCAAGGTGGTGTTAATGCAGTAAACGCTATAAGAGGACAATCAAATGAGTAGAAACGGATCAGGTACATATACCTTACCTGCTGGTAATCCAGTAGTAACTGGCACAACTATTAGTTCTACATGGGCTAATAACACCCTTACAGATATTGCTACTGCCTTAACTGGTTCATTAGCGGCAGACGGACAAACTACCGCTACTGGTGCTTTAAAAATGGGTGCTAATCGCATTACAGGATTGGCTGATGGATTAGCTTCTACCGATGCCGCAACAGTTAATCAAATTCCAAGCGGTGCTACTTTTTTATTAAAAGCATCAAACCTTTCAGATGTTGCTGATGCTACAACTTCTAGGGGTAATTTGGTTGCCGCCAAATCAGGTGCTAATAGCGATATAACTTCTTTAACTGGTTTAACTACACCTTTAACCGTAGCACAAGGTGGTACAGGTGCGGCTACATTAACTTCAAATAATGTTTTGCTTGGTAATGGCACTTCTGCACCACAAACAGTAGCACCAAGCACATCAGGAAATGTATTAACTTCTAATGGAACTACTTGGGTTTCTTCTGTTCCTGCTTCATATCCATTAACTAGCGGTACTGCCGTAGCATCTACAAGCGGAACAACTATTGACTTTACTAGCATCCCTAGTTGGGTTAAGCGTGTAACTGTAATGTTTAATGGCGTTTCTACAAGTGGTTCTAGTAATTTTCTTTTTCAATTAGGCGATTCAGGCGGTGTTGAAACTACTGGTTATCAATCGGTAGGCAGTAATTATGTTGCTGCAACAACATCAACAATAGGTTTTACATCACACAACACAAGTGCAGGGTCTAATACTGAAGGTTTTATTGAGTTTTCTACTCTTGGGTCAAATATTTGGGTTGGAAGCGGAAATTTTGCAAGCGTTACTTCCGCACAAGTTATATCTATTGCAGGCTCTAAAACTCTTTCTGCTACCTTAGATAGAGTACGCATTACTACAACTAACGGCACAGATACATTTGATGCTGGCTCAATTAACATTCTTTACGAGTAAATTATGAACAGAATAGAAATTGATGTAATTACTGGTGAACAACAAGTTATTGAATTAACTGCCGAAGAAGTAACACAAGCACAAGCAAATTACGCAGAATGGTTAGCCGCACAGCCAACTAAAGAAGAACAAATTGCTAGATTACAAGAACAAATTAACGCATTAAACAACTAATATGTCTACCATTGATAAAAATGAAGCGGCATTATCCGCACACGAACAAGTCTGTGCTTTTCGCTATGAAACAATTAATGCTCGCTTAAAAAGACTTGAGCAAATATTAATTGGTTCTGCTGGTTTTATTATTGCCGCACTTGTTTCTATAGCCTTTAAATTAAATTAATGAGTAATGTCCGATCCTTTTGGAATTACAAATGGTGTCAAACAAGTCACCAGTTCAATTAATGAATCGGTAAAAGCTAGTCAAGAACTTAGCAAAGCAATAGAAGGCGTATTAGAAGTAGCAGATAAAGCGGCAAAAGATAGAGCAATTTCAAGAAAAAAAGCAAGACAGGTTAATCCTGATACCACTACGATTATTGATGCGGTAGATGAGTGGCAAAGACTTTTAATAGCACGGCAGTCAGAATCAAGAATACAAGAGCAAATAACCAAGAAATACGGAAGTAAGGCTTGGGATGAAATACAAGGTATTAAAGCAAGAAAACAATGGGAAGAACGGCAAGATAAGTACTTAGAACAGCATGACCGTAGGGTAATGAAAAGCGTTATGTTGCTATGTTATATATTTTCCGCTTGGATTGCTTATGAATTGACTTGGGGTATGTGGAGATAATATGGATTGGTTGACTAAATTAGTACCGACTATTGCTACTTGCTTGGGTGGCCCTTTGGCTGGTCTTGCCGTTACTGCGGTGTCTAAGGCTTTGGGTGTAGATGAAGATAAAGTCCAAGATGTCATTGATAGCGGTAAATTAAACGCTGATCAAATTGCCAGTTTAAAACAAGCTGAATTAGAGTTAAAAAAGCAAGAACAAGAATTAGGTCTTAATTTTGAACAATTAGCCGTGCAAGACCGTGCTTCTGCCCGTGATTTACAAAAAGAAACTAAGTCTATTATTCCCCCTGTATTGTCTATTCTTGTAACTATTGGATTTTTTGGTATTTTGGGCGGATTAATGTCAGGCAAGATTATGACTTCTGACGCTTTGATGCTAATGTTAGGTTCTTTAGGAACTGCATGGACAGGTATTATTGCGTTTTATTTTGGTTCTTCAGCCAGTAGCCAAGCTAAAGACACTATGATTCATAACTCTACCCCATTAAAATGATAAACAGTCGATCTCTTGATGACCTGATAGCCCCTGCAAAAGAGCGTGTAGAACGTTTTATAGAGTTATGCAAGGCTGAGGGTATAGATTTGCTTGTGACCTCTACATACCGTGATAATGAATCACAACAGGCTTTATACGAACAAGGCAGGACTACAGCAGGAAAGGTGGTAACTAATGCTAAAGCAGGTGATTCTTGGCATAACTGGCGTTGTGCTGTTGATGTCGTACCTATGGTCAATGGAAAGCCTGATTGGGATGGTTCTCACCCTGTATGGGCTAAAGTCGGGGAATTAGGAAAGCAAGCTGGTTTGGAATGGGCTGGAGAATGGCGTACATTCAAAGAATTAGCCCATTTTCAATACACGGGTGGTCTTACCCTTACCGACCTTAAAAACGGCCGTCAAATCGCTTAAAACATTTGTAGGTCAGATTGCGGTATAAAAAAAGCTGAACGGTCACGGCCTTTTACTTCCCGTTTTTGCCAATATTTTTGCTGTTTACCGTTCTTGCCTAAAATAAAACCCCGTATTTTGTAATGCCCATTTTTACCCGTTAAAAGCCAGTAATTCTTATTGTCTTTATCACGGTGGTGCAGTATTAAATGCCCGTCATCGTACTCTGTAGCCCTTACATCTTCTTTCCCTACATCGTCAGCGTCAGGATATCCAACACCTTCCCAATGGACACCCAAATGCTTTGCTAAAGCGTATTCTGATAAAGCACCCTCTATTTGAAGTTTCCAATCAGTATTAACATCAAGCCCGTACATTGGCCTAGCGTTACGCTTTAAAAATTGCAGATGCCGCAATACGCCAACTTGAGCGGCCATCATTATTTGGGTGTTGGATAAAACTACTTCAATCATATTGCATTACCGTGCATTAAATAATTAGTGCCAAAAATAATGACGCAAATAAAGATGGCCATTAAACCGCCTAAAATGAAATCTCTCATGTCAATCTCCTAGTGAAAAATCTTGTAGCGTGGGTTGCAAGTAACTTCTACAGGTACATCTGTGGTAACACCGTTAATCTTACGCTTTGCCGTAATCACAATAGGGCGTGTGCCAGCATCTTCACACTCATTGATGCCAAGGATAACTTGAGCACGGGTCATGTGAAACGCTTGTTTATCTGTTTCTAGCGTGACATTGGGTGGTTCAAAAGAACTGCAACCAACTAAGGCTAGTGGTGCTAATAGGTATAAATATTTCATGCTAATTCCTTTGTTTTGTTTTCGATTATTTCCCAAAGGTCTAGTTCATAAACCATTTCGGTAATGTCGTTGTCACCAATGTAGGCGTAAGAGATTTCGTTGTTGTAACCACGCAATTCGATTTGAGTATTGCCGTAAGTTACTGAATCTATGTAATGACCGTCTTTCATTTATTTCTCCAACGCATTGGTTTGTCGTTTTTTGTTAACGCAGAAAAATGGCTAATTCTTATTTCTGTGGTTGACTTCCATTTAACCAAACCATCGGAATCTTGGTTTTTAATTACATGACCATGATTGCCTTCTTTGTGGATTACTCTGTCACCTTCTTTAAACTGATATTCCATTTGTTGCTCCTTTTTCTATCTCACTCGGTATTGAGTAACATCAGTTTAGTTAAGCTACCTTAACAATGCAAGCATTATTTTATAGGGATATACCCTTAGTGGTAAAAAAGCGACAGGCTGTATTTGGCAGTTACTAGCTGTTAGGTGGAAAGCCGCAAAAACCCTAACTTACTGCATCCTACATTGGCGGCTTAACGCCCTAATAAGGTGGGGTACTCGCTCCGTGATGCTTTCCCCCATGATTACAAGTTGTTTTTTACTTGGTAAAACCTTAATAAATGCTGAAAGCACTCCCAGCCCTTTTGAAGTTGGGGTTCTTCCACTTCTACTAATTTTACTTGGTTAGTCATGCCGTTGACAAACACGATGGCACACCTAGCGTTGGGCAAGTTTAGTCCTTCACGATATGCCGCTAACTGTAGTTCATGCTCGAACCATACATCAATTTTATCAAGATCGGTGGTCTTAGTCTTAAAATCTACTATAAAACCTTGACCCTGACCGTTGATGGGTTTAGCCATTAAATCGCATTTGCCACCAAACCCTAGCGGATGCCCAAAAGACTTCTCTGCAAGCCACGGTTGCTCTCCAAAGGCATCTTTAAGTACCTTGTCAATCTCATCAAGATAAGCTGGTTTTTCAGGCATATACACCTGCTCAAAATAGCTTTCAATGATGTTATGAATAGCCGTACCACGCTCTGCCGCTTCCCTGCCTGTGGCTTTGCTATCTTTCATTACCCTAGATAGCCAAACCCCTTCTTCTTCCCCTTCTAGGCGAGGTAGTGTAAGTGCGGCAAGGATAGCTTGTTCTGCAAGCCATCGCTGTAGCCCTTCACCTTTGTTTGCAACATTGATGATGGTGGTAACTGAGGGCAATAAACCAAGTTTTTTGGCATCCCTGAGTGTTGTCGGTCTTTCGCCAGTTTTGCCGATGGTTGTATAGGCTGGAGTGCCTTGGAGAGTGTACCAATGACCATTATTTTCTACCTTATCTTTAACTATCATGTTTTCTCGCTTCTAACATTGCGTCAGCAAAAATATAGCAATATTCAGCTACAACCGCTATTCCTGATGACATATCGCCATCTCTTTCAGGATCACCAATTTCAAAGATTCCCCCATCGTTTTCTATTGAATCTTTAGCAAATTTAAAAGCCATTGGCATTGCCTTAGACGCAAAATAATCACGCAAATCCATGCCGTCAGACTTTAAATCCATCATTCCAGCTACAAGATGTTTCGTTGGAAATGCTTTCATATTGCCCCCTTAAAATGGAATATCGTTTAGGTTGTCATCTTCAATCTTTGGTGCGTTCTTTTCACGCTCTTGCTGACCACGCCACTCAGATGATTCGGCAATTTTTTCTTTGTAATACTTTGGCAACGCATCGTATTTAGCTTGGTCAAATTCTGCTAACCAAAAATGAACTGGTGCGTTAATACCGTCAGGCTGGGCATTACGCAACGCTGTTGGCACAGGGCTAATACCGCTGATGTTAGCGTAGCGGCCATCTTCTGAATGGGTAATATTGACCATACAGAATTTCCCTAACAGGTTCTTAAGGTCAAAGTTTTTCCTATCTTCTGCGGTCATCTTTTTGTTAGACCACGCTTCTAAGTCTTGACGCAACCGTGCCTGATCTCCAAGGCTGACGGTATAACGCTTAGACACAATTAACGGCTTACCATCGTCTGTCTTTAATGGAGCACCGCTATCGTCATTGCCATGCAGTTCCCAAGTCAATACGACTTTGTGCATAATTTTGGTTTCGCCAGCCCATTCGGTAGCCTGATGCCCTAAGTCAATGACCGAATACAAACGAGCCATGTGGTTGCCAGCAGGGGCTATTTTAAATTCTTTACTGTTATCTGAAATAATCATTTTCCGTTCCTAAAAATATTTGAAAAGTCGTTAATAACATCACGCAATACAGGGTTTACTTGAGTGTTGCGTACAGGCGATGGCAATCCACACGCATAGCGTAAGTCACCAATTTCATCTGCGGTTAAGAAAACCCCATCATCGAGGTCTTTAAAGATGCGTTCCAAATGTTGTTGGAAGCTGTGAAAGTCTTGATCTTGCTCACTCATACGAGTTCTCCTAAATTTACACGGCACATACCGTATTTAGATATTAAGCTAACTTAAATAAGATTGCAACACTTTATTTGTAAAAATGTTGTTTATTTGTTAAGATAGCTGAATGGATAAAACTTCAACAAGAGCAATGATCGCCCTTTTGGGTGGGCCTACAAAAGTAGCAAACCTAGTAGGAGTAAGCGTTCCAGCCGTGTCTATGTGGCAAAACGGCATTATTCCCTATGACAAGCTGGTAATCCTAGCCGCTACGCTAGAAAAGCAAAGCCACGGTTTATGGTCTAGAAAACAGCTTTTTCCGCTGTCTTATAAGATGATATGGCCTGAGATTGAATAAGCCACATATTGTTGCTTTTGGTGGTGGAGTAGACAGCACGGCTATGATTTTGGGGCTTTATGAAGCAAGCCGACCAATAGATTTAATACTTTTTGCCGATACTGGCGGTGAACGCCCTGAAACATACGCTCATATAGTGAGCTTCAGTAATTGGCTTGTAAATAAAGGTTTGCCAAGTATTACGGTGGTCAAGCGTACACGCAAAGATGGTAGTTTAGAAACGCTTGAACAAGAATGTCACAGACGCAACAATTTGCCATCTATTGCTTATGGGTTTAAATCATGCTCACAGAAGCACAAAATAGCCCCACAAGACAAATATTTAAACTCTTGGCAGTCAGCTATAGATTGGTGGAAAACAGGCTCAAAATGCGTTAAATACATTGGCTATGACGCTGGTGAATCACATAGGGCTGACAATGCCGCAAAGCGTGATGACCCTAAATATGACTATGAATATCCATTAATAGAATGGCAATGGGATAGGCAAGATTGCTTAGACATTATTGCAAAACATGGGATTACCAATGTTGGTAAGTCAGCTTGCTTTTTTTGCCCATCTTCTCGCCCAAAAGAAATTGTTGATCTTTATGAGAAACACCCTGATTTATTGCAAAGGGCATTAGACATTGAAAAACAAGCAGAACTTACCAGCATCAAAGGTTTAGGTAGAAATTACGCTTGGTCGGAAGTAATTTTGATGCACAAATCCCAAATGACGCTTCCATTTGTAGGGTTTGATGTTCCATGTGAATGTACTGAATGAATAACATTACCCTTTGTTGTATTGATTCGGCACAGCCTGACAAAGCCATAAAAGCAATGGACAGGTGCAAGGAATACTTTAATTTTGGCGGTGAAATCTTTATAAATGACCCCAAAATTAATAGCCGCCAAGCATATAGCAAATTTATTCTTCAGGAACTGTATAAACAGGTCTATACGGACTTTGTTTTAATAGTCCAATGGGATGGGTTTATTATCAATCCTGACGCTTGGAATGACCAATTTTTAAATTATGACTACATTGGGGCGGTATGGCCGTGGCATGAAGAAGGTAGAAAGGTAGGCAATGGTGGCTTTAGCCTACGCTCAAGGGTGCTTTGTGAACTAACCGCCAGCCCTGAGTTTGTCTATACAAATGAAAACGAAGATGACCAAATTTGCCATGTAAACAGGGATTTCTTGGAAAATCAGGGTATGAAGTTTGCCCCTGAAGAACTGGCTAGATATTTTAGCTTTGAGCGTGAATTGTCAGACATTAAAACTTTTGGCTTTCACGGGGATTTTAATTTTGAAAGACTTGGGTTATACTGACGGGGCAGAGTGATGTCTGTTTAGTAAGTCCCCTTTATAAGACCCCTTCGGTCTGATCTGAGTGTTTAGTAAATGAATATAAGGGCATTTATTAAGCAACATCACCTTAGATCAGTCCCAAGGGGTTTTTCTATTTCTGCCTAGCCCGTTCTCAAACGTGTTGCAACGGTAAAGGCTGTAAGTACCCCTAGAAACTACTAGGTGCTAATGCACCCTTCCCTATCCGTTATTGCTTGGATAGTCAGAAGAACCGTCCTGTATGGATAGACCGATGATGTGATAACGACAGACCTAGGCACGACAAAGACATCGAAGCAATAATTTGAGCCAAGAACTCAGCAAGACTGACAAGCTATTCCTCATAGTAGGGATAGCTATGTCCTGAATCTTGCAATCCTGACAAAAAAACAACAGTTATAAATAATTTGTTATTATTAAGCCTACTTAACATATACTTTCTTACATGGAAAACTTAATGTTAATTTTCTCTGTTGGAATCTTTGCCATACTTGGTGCGGTATTGCTTCTTTTGTTTATCATTCTTTATTGGGTAAAAACATGACTTGGAACTTACGATTAGTAAATATGAGTAACCCCTATGAGGATTACTTTGAAATCCGTGAAGTGTATTACGACAACATGGGTAAACCGATTGCACACAGTCAAGCATCTATTGGTGGGGAAGATAGACTAGAAGTTGATAGATACATTGAACTGGCTAAACTGGCACTTGATAAACCTATTATAAAGTTTGCTGATGCAGAAAAAAGCGAAATTAGTAAAGACGAAGAATGATTGAAACCTTAATTAAACCCCAGCCGCTAGATAACGACATTGCTGTAATGAAGATATTGCAATTGATGGGTCAGCTATCTTTAAACGACATTGAATACATTACCAAAATAACTTCACAAGTAAGCAATTTGATAAGCGAGAAATCACAATGACCTTTGCTGTTTTCTATGGTTTATATCCCCGTAAAATGGCTCGTAAAGACGCTGAAAAGGCTTGGAAGTCTATGACTGCCGATGAGCAAGAAAAAGCCATAGAAGCCCTGCCACAGCATCTTAAATACTGGAAGATAAAAGAAACCGCTAAAGACTACATACCATATCCTGCCAGCTGGTTACGGGCTGGGCGGTATGACGATGAATTTGACATCGAGCCTTTAAAGAAACCTGAGTTACCGTGGTATTCAAGCAAAGAATTAACGGCTAAAAAAGCCCAAGAAGTCAATTGCCCTGCTTATGCTGGTGAAGCATGGGCGGCATGGCGGTCTAGGATTGCTCAGAAAATAAAGCAAATTGAAGCCTGACCCATTTAAGGGAATGATTTACGGGATCATACAAAGACCCAAAGCAGTAAAACAGATGTATCTTGTAGATTGGTACATTGGTGTAGCAAAGAAGCGTGGCTGGGATGCGGTGGTTAAGTTAATACAACAAAACCCCGACACCGAAGCGGAAATAAAAATGTTAATTAAAAAGAGATTAGGAAAATGAGAGAGATAGACCCCAATAAATGTATAGACTTTATCCTTGAAAACGCAGGTAAGTACGCACAAGCTAAAGGCGAATTAGCCCAACTAGAAACTTTTAAGAGTTCACTCAAATCCATTATGATGAAGAAGTCAGGTGAACAAACCATCGGAGCACAGGAGCGTGAAGCCTACGCCAGCCAAGAATACCAAGACTTATGCAATTCTATTGGCACGGCTACAGAAAACGCAGAAAAACTCAAGTGGGAACTAGAAGCCGCAAGGCTCAGACATTCCACATGGCAAACCCTAGAAGTATCTAACCGCAATCAAGATCGGATATTGAAATAATGTTAAAACTCACCGAAGAATTTTTAATCCTCAAACTACTTTGCAAGATGTATGACGATGCCCTAAACCGCAAAGACTATACCCAAATGCTTGAAATCAGCGTAGATATTGCAGAATCTAGCGATAAGCTAGAACAAATGACCGTAGACCATATCAATGGCCACTAAGCATGAGAAAGAAAAATACAGAAAAATTGCTGAACTGGGATGCTCATTATGTAGGCATCAAGGCAATGAAGGAACGCCAGCAGAATTGCATCACATTAGACGAAGTGGCGTTAGAAGCCGCTCGCCAGTTATTCCGCTCTGTACCTACCACCATCGAGGATCAAATACCAGTATTCACGGAATGGGTCGTAAACGCTTCGAGCAAGAATACGGAATCACGGAAGAACAGTTGCTGGAGAAAACGGAAAGTCTTATTGCATGAGTAGTTGGTTAATCATTGTTACAGGGGCTATATACGCCTATATAGGGATTGAACAGGTTGTAAAAGGCAACCTACCTATGGGAATAACCTATATGTCCTACGCAACCGCCAATATTGGTCTTTACTTCATGGCTAAATGAGTTTTACTATTTATCAAGCCGATGAAATGAAAGTAATTCAATGGTTTAGCACAATTGATGATTTATTAAAATCCATGTTGGCTAATCCAAATGACGCTTATCACCGAAATCCTATATAATTATTGCACCGCAACATTTAATAGGAGATTGCTATGTACACATTCGATGAGCAGATTAAAAAGTATGAAGAAGTCTTAGACCGCACCCAGCAGATGTATGAATTTTGGTACAACTGCGTGTTGTCTACAATGAAAGACTTTTATAAGTTTGGTAAATAAAGGTTACCTTTTGCAACCTTGAGCCGTATTTATTTACGGTTCAAAGTTCCAATCCGTCAAAACCCATCTCAAAAGCTACAATCTTGCACCGCCTACGAAATTCTGCGGAATGATGTAGCCATTTGTCACCTTTTAAACGGTGAAAACTCATGTGAACCATCTCATGTGCCAAAGTTGTAAGCATAGTGTAATAATGCCCACAGCGAGCAGAAGAAATCGTAATAGAGTGTTCATAAAAATCGCCTGTATCGTATGTATAAGTTCCCATTGCATCTTTGTCAGGAACAATTAAAAACTCTACTTCTTCAGGTAAGGGCATTTTCCATTTAGTAAACGGGTAAAGACAGCTTAGGCTGGCATACGCATTACGGATAACTTCAGGATTGAGCTTCATACACCGTGTATTTTCCCACGAAACTCGACTTCATCCTCTCCCCAAACCCTAATCATTTCAGGCTGTAAAAGGCGGCTACGCTCAAAAGATAACATTACAAACCCTGAATTCCAGTCCTTTGGAGTATCTTCTGTATAGGCGAATTGCTGACCATTAATATCGGCTAAAGTTCCTGTTTGAACCCCCCAGCGTGTACCGTTATAGTCCCCAACTGGCATACAAGATAAATGGTGGGTATGCCCTGTAATCATATTCACCCCTGAATTTAAGGAATTGGCACGCCCAGCACTAAAACCACCTTTCCAACGGTGTTTAATACAAGTATCTTCATTGACCCAAAATGACCAGCAAGGAAGCCACGCAGGGAAGTATTCTTTAAGAGTTGTACCCCTCATACCCTCAAAGGCTGGAAGGTTCTCTATGATCCGCATTTCAAGCCTAGCGTCATGATTACCTAGCGGCCAATACAACTTAGCCCCTTTAGCTACAGCTTCAATTTCGCCTAAAAAGTATTGACAGGCTTCAAGTTCTTCTTTGACAGTTGGTATTTTGTCCCAATCACCTCTAGGAAAACGACTAATTGAAGCCCCATCTAATGCGTCACCGTTACAAACAATGGCATTAGGCTTGTATTCCTTAATCATTTCTAACAACGCTTTGAACGCTGTAGTGGTTTGGTCAGGCCAAAAGTGAGCGTCAGAAAATACAATAATGCGACCTTTTTCTAAATCCATACCCCTACGGGTATTCCCTACTGTTTGCTCTGTTTTCTTGTAATCGTTTACTCGTTGATCCTTAAAGCTAGGAAGGGGTATTTGTAATCTTGTTTCTATTGACCGTCTGCGGTTATATACTGCTCTTTCAGACATTGCATGGATTTTGGCAAAAGATAATGGAGAGCCTATTTTGTTCCATTCATCTATAAACTGTTCATCCGTTAAATAATAGCCGCCCATTTATAGCCTTTATAATGATAAAGTTAGCCAATACTAATCTATTTTAATGGAAAATCAATGACATACGCACGAATTGATAGTAACCACAAAGAAATAGTGGCGGCATTAAGACAAGTTGGTGCTACTGTGGTGTCACTTGCCGCTATGAAACATGGATGCCCTGACCTACTTGTTGGCTATGCTGGCGAAACATTACTCATGGAAATTAAAAAAGATTCAAAAGCCAAGTTCACTCCTAACCAAATAGACTTTATGGGCAAGTGGAAAGGCGGTGCAGTCAGTCGTGTAGATAGTGTTGATGCCGCATTAAGAGCACTAGGAGTAATCAAAAAAGTGTTATAAAATACATTAAAAGGAGCGTTTCATGGAAAAGTCGATGGCATTATTTTTAGCAACATTGCTACATTCGGGTACAAACACCCACTTTTTCCATTGGGCTACAAAGTCTTACGCTCAACACAAGACGCTCGGCAAGTTTTATGAAAACATTATTGATCTGACCGATCATCTTGCCGAAGCGTATTTTGGTGTTTATGGACAAATTACCCAATTTCCTAGCACATACCACCAGCCTAAAGAACCGCTGGCATATCTACAATCCCTACAATCTTTTGTAAAAGATGCCCGTCAAGACTTGCCACAAGATTCAGAAATTGTGCAATTGATTGACAATATCGCCCAAGAGATTGACACAACCATCTACCTACTTAAATTCAAAGGTTAATATGCCACTCGACAAATCAGGATCAGCCGCATCAGTTGGAAAAAACATTAAAGCCGAGGTCAAATCGGGTCGTTCTAAGCGTCAATCAGTCGCTATTGCCCTTAATGTTGAGCGTGAAAACGCCAAAGGTGCAAGAAAAGCTAAGTTAGAAGATGCTTACGCTAAATATGTAGAAGAAAAAGCGTGAAAAACGGTCTTTACGCCAATATTCATGCCAAGCAGGAACGCATTAAACACGGTTCAGGCGAAAAAATGAATAAGGTTGGTAGCAAAAACGCCCCAACCGCCCAAGATTTTAAAGAATCTGCCAAGACTGCAAAGCCACGCAGACAAATGATTTCTGACGCAATGAAGGATATGTAATGCAACACATGAACCATAAATACCCTAAAGGTAACGCTTTATTGCGTGAACATAAACAATCTACGCTAGAAAAGAACCAGCAACAGCGTCTAGACCGTAGAAAGCTAATCGCCAATAAACTTAAAGACTTGGATAAAGAAGTTAAGTAATGGCTTTAACGCTTGCTGACGCATTAAGGCAAACTGGATACGCTAAAGACGGTCAGTTACAAGCCCCTGCCCCAACGCAACCAAATCTGTCGACAATGGCGGCTGATTACCTCAGACAATTGCCTAAAAAAACAGCACAAAACGCAATAAACACCAATAAAATGGTTCAAGGTGTTTTTCCAACCGACCCATTTGGCAAGCCAAATCCTGATTATTACCCTGAAGCAATGAGTGAGTTTGCCAATTTTGTACCTAATTTAATGGGTGCTACTGCATTTCACGGCACACCACACAAGATTAAAGGTTTGTTTGATATAAGCAAAGTAGGAACTGGCGAAGGTGCTCAGGCTTATGGTCATGGTATGTACTTTGCTGAAAACCCTGCTGTAGCAAAAGAATATGCTTTAACAGTACCTAAAACTGTTGATAGTCAAGCGTATAGTGCAGAAAATATTGCAAAACGCTTATTCCAAGGTGGTTTTGATATTGAATACATTACTAAAAGACTTAAATTATTTTATCCACAAGCTAAAGAAGAAGTTATTACAAACGCTTTAAATAGTGCAAAAACAGGAAAAGTCGGTGGAAATGTATACAAAGTAGATATACCTGACGAACACATCCCTATGATGTTGGATTACGACAAACCAATCAAAGATCAACCTGAATTGTATGAATTGGTGCGTAGTAACATTAAAGACCCTGATATATTAAAAACATTTGAACACAATGCAGAAAAAGGTATTACAGGGGCTAATGTATATAAAAATTACATTGGTGGCAAAACCGATGCCGATAGATCTGCAAATGCTTTAAATATTGGAATTAAGGGAATACGATACAAGGATGCTATGTCTAGAGGTGCTGATGAAGGCACAAGCAACTTTGTAGTATTTGACCCATCTAAAGTAAAGATATTAGAAGAAAACGGCATACCTACCCGTAAAGAGTTAATACAACAACAAATCGACAAAATAGAGTAGAATTAACCTATCTTAATCAACCACTTGGTAAAGGTATGGAATCTAAAATAGAAAAAACTAGAAATAAGACAGGCGGTCGTACTGTAGGTACTCCTAATAAGTCCACAGCACTCGCTAGAGAAGCGATCGCTAAGTTCGTGGATGGTAACGCAGACAAACTACAACAATGGCTTGACGAGATCGCTATGAACGAAAAGTTAGGGCCAAAGGTAGCGTTTGATTGCTTTATGCAAGTCGCTGAATACCATGTGCCTAAGTTAGCTAGGACAGAACATACTAGCCCTGAAGAACAGCCAGTTAAGATAATCCACGAACATAAGTTCCTAGATTGAAAGAATTAGTAAAGAAGTACGAATATCCCTATAAAGCTAGGGATGCGTTCTTAGACTTCCATAGACGGGATCAACGCTGGGCTGTGTTGGTTTGTCACAGGCGTGCAGGGAAAACGGTGGCTACAATCGCAGATACTATCCGTAGGGCTATCATGGAAAAGAAAGAAAACGCCCGATATGCCTACATTGCCCCATTCTATGCACAGGCTAAGAATATTGCGTGGGATTATCTTTTAAAGTTTGCAGAACCAGCTATTGTTAAGGCTAATCAATCAGAATTGTGGGTAGAACTTGTCAACGGAGCAAAAATTAGACTGTTTGGTGCTGATAACCCTGACGCTTTGCGTGGTCTTTATCTTGATGGCGTGGTTCTAGACGAATACGCAGATATGAAACCCCGACTGTGGGGTGAGATTGTGCGGCCATTACTTACAGATAGACAAGGCTGGGCTACCTTTATTGGCACTCCTAAAGGACATAATGCGTTCTATGACATCTATAACGAAGCTAATAAAAACCCTAATTGGTATGTTAAAACGCTTAGAGCCGATGTTTCAGGATTATTGCCTGAAGCTGAATTACGGGATGCCCAAGCTACCATGTCTGATAACCAGTATGAACAAGAGTTCTTATGCTCATTTGAAGCGGCTATATTAGGAGCGTTTTATGGACAAGAAATGCGTAGGATCACGGATATGGAACGGATTACTACTGTTGACTATGACCCAATGTTCCCTTGCCATACTGCTTGGGATTTGGGCTTTAATGATTCCACTTCAATATGGTGGTTTCAGGTGGTTTATGGGGAGATACGGGTTCTAGACCATCATTCTAGCAATGGTCAAGCTGTGCCATATTACACAGGTTTATTGGCACAAAAAGAAGATGAGTTCGGATACAAATATGGCTATCATTACCTGCCCCATGACGCTAGAGCAAAAACTATGGCATCGGGCGGTAAGAGCATAATTGAACAATTTTCTGCAAAAATCGACATAAAACATCTAAAAATTGTTCCAAATCTGTCATTACAAGACGGAATTCAAGCAACACGACTTGCATTAACTCGCTGTTGGTTTGATAATAGATGCGAAGAAGGCATTGAGTGTTTACGACAATATCAACGAGAGTGGGATGATGATAAAAAAGTATTTAGGGATCGCCCAAAGCACGATTGGACAAGCCACTCAGCGGATGCGTTCCGCTATCTCTCAATTGTATGGAAAGATGAGGACAGCCCTATCCTCAAAGATACAAGGATTAAAGGACTTCATGTCGGGCAAACTGATGTAAGTCTTGATGAATTATGGAAGCAAACCCCCAAATCAACTGTTAAAAGGATTTAATTATGTCAGGCGTTAATCAACCATTTGGAACATTCTACGAAACCGTAGCCGCATCACAAACTGCTCAAGTTTTAGGCGTTACTGGAGCGGCTGGTGATACTTTAATGCGTTTAATCATTACTGTAAGCACAGCGGCATCTTCTACTGTAGCCCTATTAGACAATGCAACTTCCTACCCAATCATGGCGGCAAATACCCCAATTGGCGTATATGACATTGAAATTGGTGCTGTATCCGTAAGCGGTGCATGGAAGATTACTACTGGTGCTGGTGCATCTGTATTGGCTGTAGGTAACTTTACTTAAGGATTTATATGGATCACACATACCAAGATTGGTATAACTGCATTGCCCAGTACGAGCGTACATTCAAGGAATGGGAAGGTAGAGCCGACAAGATTGTCAAACGGTATCGTGATGACCAACGCAGTCGCAACAATCCTAACGCTAAGTTCAATATCCTTTGGTCTAATGTACAGACCATAACCCCTGCGGTATTTGCTCGCTTACCTAGACCTGACATTTCACGCAGGTTCAGAGATAACGATCCTATTGGCAGAGTAGCGTCTATGATGCTTGAAAGAGCATTAGAGTACGAAATTGAGCATTATGGTGACTACGCTAGTGCTATGAAACAAACTGTCCAAGACCGTCTTTTAGGTGGTCGTGGCACGGCTTGGGTTCGTTATGAACCACACATTGTCGGTGAAATGGCTGATGAAGCTGAAGGTGCTCCCGATGATGGCTATCAAATTACAGAAGATATTGATGAAGCCGAAACAGAAGGTGGCATCCATCGTGAGAATCAAGAGCGTATTGAATACGAATGTGCTCCAGTAGATTATGTCCATTGGCGTGACTTTGGTTTGACTGTAGCCCGTACATGGGAAGAAGTCACAGCAGTATGGCGTAAAGTCTATATGGGTAGACCTGCCCTTGTTGAACGCTTTGGTGAAGATTTAGGCGGCAAGATTCCACTTGATACCAAACCTGAGAGTTCTAAAACCTTTGCTGAAAAGATGGGCGAAGGTTCACACGAAGCCGTTATCTATGAGATTTGGGATAAAACTAGCGGTCAAGTCCTATGGTTATCTAAATCAATGGGCAAAATCCTTGATGTCCGTGATGATCCGCTACAACTGGAAAACTTTTGGCCATGCCCTAAGCCAATGTTCTCCACACTTACAACAGACAGCCTAGTTCCTGTTCCTGACTTTGTTCTATATCAAGACCAAGCAAGACAGTTAGACACGCTGGCAGACCGCATTGATGGATTCATTCAAGCACTCAAGGTTCGGGGCGTATATGACGCTTCTGAGCCATCCCTTGCCCGTTTATTCTCTGAAGGCGAAAACAACGCATTGCTACCAGTTAAGAACTATGGTGCATTTAGCGAAAAAGGTGGACTTGTAGGGGCTATTAACCTTGTAGACATCAAGCCGATTGCCGAAGGTTTAAACATGGCTTATCAGGCTATGGAACAAGTCAAGGGTCAAATCTACGAAATCATGGGTATCGCTGATATTCAGCGTGGACAGACAGACCCTAACGAAACTCTTGGTGCTCAGATTATCAAGTCAAACAACGCTTCAGGGCGTTTAAAGACTATGCAACACGATGTAGTGAACTTTGCTACAGCCCTATTGCAGATCAAAGCACAGATTATTTGCCAGCACTTTACTGACGATACTATCGTTAAGATTAGCGGTGCAATGCAGTTATCACCGCAAGATCAGATGCTTATCCCACAAGCATTGCAACTTCTGAAAGATGAACCTGCTAAGAACTTCCGTATCGAAGTAACTACAGATTCCATGATTTATCAAGATGAGCAACAAGAAAAGCAAAATAGGATGGAATTCTTACAGGCTATGGGTGGATTCTTAAGCCAAGCTATTCCTGCCGCACAAGCTACGCCTGAACTTACCCCAATGCTAGTAGAGATGCTTAAATTTGGCGTAACAGCGTTTAAAGCTGGTAAAGGATTAGAAGGATTGATTGACGAAACAGCAGATAAGTTCCGTCAGCAAGCCAAGCAGATGGAAGGTCAACCCAAGCCGCCAAGTCCTGAACAACAGAAACTACAGGCAGAAATGCAATTAGAGCAAGCCAAGATGCAAGCTACACAAGCATCAGAGCAAGCTAAAGCCCAAGCAGAAGCCCAAAAACTTCAGATGCAAGGACAGCTTGAGCAACAGAAGATGCAGATGAATATTGAACTTGAAAAAGCCAAGCAGGAATATCAAGCCCAAGAAAATCAATTGAAGTTCCAATTAGAAGCTGAACGCAATGCCGCTGACAGAGAGATGGAAGCCAAGCTAATGCAGATGAAGATGAATATGGAACGCAATACTGCCCTAATGCTTGCTTATGTCAATAATGGTGCAAAAATAGAGCAAGCCCGTATATCTTCAGGCTATGACGATGGTGAACAGGCCTATGAGGATAATCAAGATATGGCTAGTGCTTTAGAACACCCATTAAAACCTGTTGCCGATGCTATTACTCAAAGTCAAAGTCAAATGGCATTAATGCTTGCACAAATGATGGAACAGCAAAACAGACCTAAAACTATTATTCGGGATGCTAACGGCAAAATTCAGGGAGTTCAATAATGGCGTTAGTCGTAAAGGATAGGGTACTAGAAACCTCTAATACCAATGGTACAGGCACATTTACACTTGCTGGTGCTGTCAATGGATTTCAAGCATTTTCTGTTATTGGCATAGGAAATACGACTTATTACGCTATTACAGAAGAAACCAATAACCAATGGGAAGTAGGCATTGGAACAGTCGGATCAGGAACATTGACCCGTGATACCGTTCTATCTTCAAGTAATGGTGGTTCTAAGGTTGATTTTGCCGATGGTTTAAAACAAGTATTCTGCGACTATCCTGCCAACAAAAGCGTTTATTTAGACGCTAATGGTAATGTAAGTTCTTTAGGCACAATTACTTCAGGCGTTTGGAATGGCTCAACTATTCCTGTAGCCAATGGTGGTACTGGCGTTACAACTTCAAGTGGTGCAAATAGCGTAGTTTTGCGTGATGCCAATGTAAACATAAATGCTAATGCTTTTAATGATGGATATACCAATACTGCCGCTTCAGGAACACCAATAGTATTAACTGTTTCATCTGTACGCAGATTTACCATTACTGGTTCAGGCGGTCAAACCATTAAATTGCCCGATGCAACCACATTAGTAAATGGCGAAATATTTGAATTTGATAACAACCAAAGTAGCGGTGCAATTACTGTTAATAACAACTCTAATACTTTAGTTGTTTCCGTACCTAGCGGTGGTCTTGTTAGGGTTAATTTGTTATCTAATTCTATTGCGGCTGGTTCTTGGGATAGGCATGATTACGCTCCTGCTAATGTAAGCTGGTCAACCAATACTTTTGATTATGCTGGTTCTATTACATCAGCTACTTGGAATGGTACTGCTGTTGCAATTAATCGAGGTGGTACAGGTGCTTCAACTGCAAGCACAGCATTTAACAATTTAAGCCCATTAACTACCGCTGGCGATACTTTATATGGCGGTACTAGCGGTGCTGGCACAAGATTATCCATTGGTACAGCAGGGCAAGTATTAACAGTAAATGGTGGTGCAACTGCTCCACAATGGTCTACACCAGCTACAGGCACAGTAACTAGCGTTGGTGGCACAGGCACAGTTTCAGGTATATCGCTAAGTGGTACAGTTACTTCTAGTGGAAACCTTACTCTTGGCGGCACTTTAGATTTATCTAGCCCCCCAACAATCGGCAATACAGCACCAAATACAGGTAAGTTCACAACTCTAGAATCAACTGGCACAGGGTCATTTGGCACTACTTCAGCACAATATATCCAAGCTGTAGGAAATGCTACATACCCTCAAATCAAAGCGGCTGGTTCAGGAACGGATATTCCATTAGTTTTACAGCCTAAAGGCACAGGTGCTTTACAAGCCCAATTAACAGATTCTACTGCTACAGGCGGTAATGCTAGGGGTGCTAATGCTGTTGATTGGCAGACTACAAGAAGTGCGGCAAGTCAGGTAGCAAATGGAACTGGAGCAACTATTGGTGGCGGCTATGCAAATCTTGCTTCAGGTAGTTATTCTGTTATTAGTGGCGGATATGCAAATACAGTAAATGCACCTTATTCTTCTGCTGTTGGTGGAGATACTAATACTGCATCAGGTACTAGGGCTGTTGCTGTTGGTGGTGTGTTAAATACAGCAAGTGGAGTAATTTCGTTTATTGGTGGTGGTTATTCCAATACTGCCACAGGGTATTATTCTACTATTGTTGGTGGTTATGCAAATAGTGGAACGGCAAATGCCGCAGTAACTACGCAATCAGGAACAATGAATGGCACAACAGCCGTAACGCTATCAGGTTCAAACGCTAATATTAAAGTAGGTCAGTTAATAACTGGAACAAGCATTAATACTTTTCCAAACACCTATGTAGCCGCCATATCAGGAACAAGTCTTACCCTTTCCCAAAACGCATCAGGTTCATCTACAAGCACTCTATCTTTCTATACTCCTCATGGAGTAGTAGTAGGCGGTGGTAATAACCAAGCTACAGGTAGTTATTCATTTATCGGTGGTGGTGGCGATGCTGGGACAAGTAGTAATAGAAATGTGGCTAGTGGTGATTGGAGTGTTGTTGGTGGGGGCAAAAGCAATATTGCTAGTGGTGCTGGTGCATTTATTGGTGGTGGTGGAGTTTATGCTGGTTTATCTGCCGCATCTAATTTGGGAAATACGGCATCAGGAGATGGTTCATTTATTGGGGGCGGTTTTGCAAATCAAGCACAATCATTTGGTTCTTCTATTTTGGGTGGTTATTCAAATATAGCAAACGCTTCTTATTCTGTTGTTCTTGGCTCTACTTATGGAACTACAAGATTAATTCAAGGAAATACTGTAATTCCAGCATCTATTAGTCCAGTAGCATCATCAAATGGTTCTTCTCAAGCCGCAATATTAATTCTTGGTGCGGCAACAACTGATGCAACAGCTACAGTATTGCGTTCAAACACTTCTGCCGCAGGAACAACAAACCAAGTAATACTACCTAACAACTCTGCTTATTACTTTAAAGGTGCTGTTATTGCTGGTGTTACTGGTGCTGGCGATACTAAAGGTTGGAGTATTGAAGGTGTAATTAAACGAGGTGCTGGAGTAGGCACTACAGCCTTGGTCGGTACTCCTACAGTTACTTCCATGTACGCTGATTTAGGTGCGGCAACTTGGGCAGTAACAGCTACAGCAGATACAACCAATGGTGGATTAAAAATTACTGTAACAGGGCAAGCATCAACCACTATTCGCTGGGTATGCGAATTAGACACAACTGAAATGACTTACTAAGGAGCAATCATGGCACTACAACTTAACCTTTCAACAACGCAATTTGGTGTACCAGCACCACAAGCCTACGCTAGAATTACTAACTTTTTTGGCACAAAAGACCAAATCCAAGTCCAAGTAGCTATTTACTATAACGAAGATGCAAGACATGGCAACATGGCTACAGTTAAAGAAAACGCACATTACATTGCTATTGAGGACTTAAAAGGCGATTTAATCCCTGCAATCTATGAAGTTCTCAAGACTTTTAGCGATTACGAAGGTGCAGTAGACGCCTAATGTTTGGCTTTTCTAGTTTTTCTAGGTTTGCTTATTCGACTATTTCAGTAGTCATTAGCCCTACACCGCCTGTAGAAGATAGGCATGGCGGTGGCTGGACTAAAGAAGAATTAAAGCGAATCAAGTTATTAGAAAAGAAACTGCGTAGAGCAGAAGAAGTCAAGATTGAAGCTGTCAAGGCAGATGCACAAAAGCGTAAACAAACTTTCCGTGATCTTGTCGATCCACAGCCAATAGTTGCAAAAGTTAAGCAAAATGAAGTAGAATCAAAGCCAAAGGTTAGTGTTGATATACCGTCAATAGATTTAACCAAATATGACAAAGACATCGCTAACCTTGAACGCAAGATTCAAGACCTGTATAAAGCTAATGCCCTACGGCAAGCCCAAGTCGCTATTGAAGCGGAATTGGCAGTCCTAGAAGCAAAACGCCTAGCAGAATTAGACGATGAGGAAGCCATATTACTACTACTGTAAGTGCAGACGCACAATATAAATTAGCATACGAACACCTACACGCTGGCCGATACGAAGCTGGCTTTAGAGGATTTGAATATCGCTGGCATCCTGACATTGTTGCCAAACAAGCCGTTCCCTACGCACCTGCATTAAAGATGCCTGTATGGAGAGGTGAACCCTTATTAGGGAAAACCATTACTGTGCAAATGGAACAAGGATTTGGGGACATTCTCATGTTTGCTCGATTCCTACCAGCTTTAAAGGCTCTAGGAGCAAAGCAGGTCGTTGTATTGCAAGAAGGTACACTTCACCACCTTTTAGGGCAAATACACGCTGTAGATGTGTTTAGCAACGGTTTAGAGGGGGTTGCCAATGAATCCGACTATTGGATTGGCTCTATGTCCCTGCCGTACTATATTTCCCTGTCCCATCCTATTGTAAAAGCGATGTTTCCTGTAACACGCAACAAAATTGTGGGTTCAGAAGGCTATTTACACGCTATTCCTAGCAATATTCCACCCAAGATCGGGGTAAATTGGGAAGCATCCAAGCAAACCTTGTATTACATCAAGTCAATTGCCCATGAACATATGGCAGAACTGGTCGGAGATGACGCTTACAGCCTAAATCCTAACTCTGATGGTCTTTTTCATCCACTTCCTAACGATGGTTGGAAAAAAGACTGGGTAAAAACCGCATCCCATATGAAAGCCATGAAAGGCGTGGTAACTGTAGACACGGGAACTGCCCATTTAGCAGGTGCTTTGGGCGTGAAATGCGTAGTTTTGCTACCTAAAGAGGAATTTGTTTGCTGGCGGTGGAAAAATGCCCGTTGGTACGACAGTATTTGTCTACTTAGACCAAGTGAATATGACCAACTACCTGAAATCATAAGGAGAATGTAATGCTCTGCCCGAAATGCGGATATTCCGAAGGAAACCACATAGAAACCAAGAAAACTGATGAAGAATTCTTTTTAGAATGGTGGACACCGACTATTGGTGAGGAAGCCGCCAAAGCATCTTGGCAAGATAAAGTCGCTATGAAGTCTAGGGTAGCCCCAATGGTAATGTCTGACATTGAAGGGCATATATCTATGGCTGATGGCACTTGGGTATCTTCCCGTTCTAAACATAGGGAAAACCTTAAGCGTAATAATTGCGTTGAATTGGGTAATGATGTGCCAACCCAACAAAAAGTGCATGAATTTTCAAGAAAAGAGCAACAAGAACGCAAGCGGCAAATTGCTGAGATTGCATATTCCAAACTTAACTACAGATAGGATTAATCATGGCAGAAGAATTAGACCGCAGAGAATTGCTAGAAGCCGCATTAGAACAAGCCGAAGAAGGCACTTTAGAACCCCCTGTTGAAAAGGAGATTGAAGTAAATGACGATCCAATCCAAGCCGAAGAAGAAGCCAGCCCTGAAGAAAGCAACGACCGTGACGAAAAAGGTCGTTTCAAAAGCAATGCCGAAGAAACCAGTAGCCAAGACGATACCGATCAAGAACCTGAACTGGCTAATGAAGCTAGTGATGCTGATGAAGAAACAGAAATAAAACGCCCTACTACTTGGAAAAAAGAGTATAGAGATGTATGGGACAAGATGCAGGAAGGCAAGCCGTTAGATAAGGCTGAGTTTGTTAAGTTTGCTGAATACGCTAACCAGCGTGAAGCAGAATACAAAAAAGGCGTATCTACCTATAAAGCAGAAGCTGACAATGCACGGCAATTAACCGATGCAATAGGGCCTTTTATTCCTGAACTTCAAAAACACGGTATTCATCCCGTAGCTTGGATTCAGTCTTTGGGTAGAGCACATTACACTTTAGCCAATGGAACTTACGATCAAAAGATACAAGCCTTTAATAGACTTGCACAAGATTATGGAATACAATTAAATTCAGATAGCTTACAAATGCCTGAACAGGCGTATGTAGACCCGTACCAACAACAGTTAATGCAACAACTTCAAGCTACCCAGCAACAAGTTCAGCAACTGTCGGCAATACGGGAGCAAGAGGAAAATGCTCGATTGACCCAAGAAATCAGTCGAGTAAGTAGTGACAAAGAGCGGTTTCCGCACTTTGAAATGGTACGGGAAGATATGGCTCAATTACTTGAGCGAGGTTTAGCCCCAAACCTAGAAACGGCTTATGCAAAAGCTGTGCGTATGAACGATGAAGCGTACAAGCTAGAACAGGACAAACTCCTGAGATCAGCTAATACCCAAGCATCTAAGGCACAACAAGTAGCAAAAGCTAAAGCAACTGCTGTTAGTCCGAAGTCCGTTACTCCTAGCGGTCAGGTGTCTAAGGGAGATGCAAAGGATAGACGATCCTTATTATTGGCTTCTTTAGCCGATGTAGAGGGTGGTCGGGTTTAACTTAATTTTATAAAGGAAATATCATGGCATTTGCTAACTCAGCAATAACCGATATTATCGCTACTACCATTCAAAGCCGTAGCGGTGTATTGGCAGACAACTTGACACAAAACAATGCAATTTTGCAACGTTTGAACGCTAAAAATAACGTACAGCCTTTTAGCGGGGGAAATGTAATCCTTAATGATGGGGTCACTCTGAATTAAAACTCAGATGTGAGAATTCTCTCTGATTGACTTGGAACTCCCGAAGGGGACAACAAGGGGCAAGTTTAAATACAGCCTGAACGACTAAGCGAGAGAACACCTGAAAAGGTGAAGCGATAGTCTGCACTTGGATATAACTTGATGTAATTTAAGTCCAAGAGTTAGGCAGAAATGACCTAACATGGTTAAGTTAGTAACCATTAACAAATAGGCCAAGAAATTATGTACAATGATCCAAATACTAACAATGCAAACAGTTATAGTGGGTTGACTTCTAGCCCCTTCATTAATTTGCAGTAAGCAAGTTTTTGTAGCAAATGGGATGAATTCGGTGGAAACCTTTAAATTTAGGTGAGTTTAAAGATAATACCGAGCCAAGCTGTGTATGTAATCCGAAAGGGCTAGGGACACAGAAGGTGTAACGACTAGGGATCGAGCGAAAGCGGTAATATCCCCACGAGCTTCCCACCCGAAAGGGATGATATAGTCTGAACAGTATGGTGACATACTGAAGTAGAGGATAAAGAGCCACTACGATAACAAAATTGATGAAGTATTGAACATCACCCCTGATAGCCCTATCTCTGCGGCTCAGTTCAGCATTACGCAGTACGCTGATTCTGTGACAATGAGTGGTCTAGAAATGTTGCAAAACAGTTCCAAGGAACAGATCATCGACCTGTTAGACGGCCGTATGCAAGTTTCTGAAGCCCGTTTGTTGAACCGTATTTCTACTGACATCTATGGTGACGGTACAGGTAACGGTGGGAAAAACATTACGGGATTGGCGGCCGCTATTAGCACTTCTCCGACCTCAGGAACCTACGGTGGCATAAATCGTGCCAACTGGACGTTTTGGCAGAATCAAGCGACAACTGGTGTAACTGGTTACGCAAACATTCAAGCTAAGATGACTGATGCCGCTATCAAGTCCGTTCGTGGAACTGATAAGGTTGACACAATCGTTGCTGGTAACACTTTCTACTCATACTATGTTCAGTCTTTACAGGCTATTCAGCGTATTGCAGGTGTAGAAGAAGGTGCGGCTGGTTTTGCTTCCCTCAAGTTCTACGGTGGCGGTATGTCTGCTGACGTTATCTTGGGTGGCGGTTACGGTGCTCAAGAGAACGCAACATATATGTATTTGCTAAACACAAACTACATTTTCCTACGCCCACACAAAGAGCGTAATTTCGTTCCTATCGGTGGCGAGCGTCAATCAATCAACCAAGATGCTATTGTTAAGTTGTATGGTTGGGCTGGTAATTTAACTTGCTCAAACAGCTTCTTACAAGGCGTTTTGACAACTTAATCCATTGATTCGAAAGGAAAATATATCATGGCATATACCATTACCCCTTTAGCTGGCATCGATTTAGCCAACGTAGCTAATACAAACCCTAACTCTGCTGGTACAGCAATCCCTACATTTGGCCCTACTGGTGCTGAAGTGTTCGGTTCTGACGGCTTTCGTTATGTGTTTGCACAAGCCGCTGTAGCAATTGGAACATCAACAGCTACTTGTGTAATCAACGCATCTACATTCCAAGCAACTTTGGGTGCAGGTACATACTTGTCAGGTGCTTCTATGGCATCAGGCGATTATGGCTGGTTTAGCAAGGCTTCTGTTTGATTAGCTTAAAACGCTAAAATGTAGTAAAAACGAGGGGTTATCTCAAAAGGATAGCCCCTTTTTCTTTTAACTTTTACCTAACTACTTAGGAGATTTAAAAATGGCATTACCTTCAGATGAGCAAAATGCAGATTCCCGATTACAAGTTCGTTTCTACAAGCGACCAGTAAAACAGGATGATGCTTCCGCAGAAGCTGGCAGACCAATATACAAAGAGTTTGATTTTGTACATATTTGCGTTGCTGGCGATACTTTGACCGAAATTGATACATTTGCCTTAGAAAGCCATAAACAGCGTTTTCCCCTACATTGGGCGGCATATCAAAACAAACTTGGTGCTGACGATCAAGGATACGAGGGAACTCCATTGACAGAATGGCCTTTAGTATCTAAATCACAGGCAGAAGAACTCCGTGCTATGAAGTTTCACACGGTAGAAGCGGTAGCAAACGCATCAGATCAGCAATTACAGCGTATTGGTATGGCGGCAGGAATGTCACCCTATGCGTTCCGTGATAAGGCAAAGGCATTTTTAAATCTAGCTACAGCTTCAGCAGAAACTGACAAGAGAGAGCAAGAAATTAACAATTTAAAAGAAGAACTTGCCAAAAAAGATGAAGAAACTGCTAAAATAAAGGCTGAAACAGATGCGAAGCTGGCTCAGATGCAAGATCAAATGACCGCTATACTTGCCGCTGTTGGTGAAAAGAAACCCCGTAAGCGTAAAGCGGAAGCCACAGAGGAAGCCTAAAAATGTCATATACCATGCTCGAATTAGTACAGCAAGTCACCGCTGAACTAAACTTAGCCGTTCCAACTTATGTAGCAGGAAACACCAGCCAAGATGTGCAACAGATTCTTGCCTTGATGAATCGTGCTGGATATGATTTGGTTAAGGAGCATGATTGGCAAGCATTAGAACTTGAGTATCGTTTCTATACAACTGCAATAACCACGACCTGTAATACTACGAATGGTTCTTATCTATTAGATAACATTCCTAGTACTACAGGGCTGGACAACACTTATTCAATCGTGGGAACATCAATTCCCCAAGATACTTATGTTGATGAGGTTTTAACTTCAACTAGTCTGAATACTAGTCAGTTGGCTTCAGCAACATCTACAGGCGGTTCTGTAACTTTCAGTAAGACCATTTACGACTTGCCACCTGACTACGAAACCATTACCGATAACACCCATTGGGACAAGACTAAGCATTGGCAGATGCTTGGCCCTGTTGATGCACAGCAATGGCAATGGCTTAAATCAGGCTATATCTCAACAGGCCCACGGGTTCGTTGGAGAATCTTAGGCAATACATTTCAGATATGGCCACCCTACAACACCCAAGAATATCTAGGATTTGAATATCGTTCTAGGGGTTGGGCTAGAAGTGCCGCTAATGCTGTTAAGAACAGCTTTACTGCCGATACCGATACAACTGTATTAGATAACACCGTAATGGTGTTGTTGACTAAACTTAAATACTTCCAAATCAAATCATTTGATACTACTGCGTTGCAACAAGACTATAACCGTTATCTAAGCGTTGCTAAGGCTAATGACAAAGGATCAGCTACTTTATCTTTTGCTCCTGCTCCAAGTGCTGTATTGATTGGCTGGGCAAACATTCCTGATACTGGCTATGGGTCTTAATTATGGCGGTTGCTAAACGCTTTACCGCTAAGACTACTTCTCTAGCTTCCCCAATTGGGGGTTGGAACGCTAGGGATTCTTTGGCTGAAATGCAACCCTTAGATGCGGTGCAATTAGTCAATTTCTTTCCTACGCCTACTGATGTAACCCTTAGAAAAGGCTATTCACAAGCATCTACAGGGATTACTGGCGAAGTTCAAACTTTAATGAATTACGCCAATAAAGATGGCACAAATACGCTTTTTGCTATTGCTGGTGGGGTAATCTATAACGCATCTACCTCTGTTGCCACATCTGTTTTTACAGGGCTAGGAAACAGTAAATTTCAGCATTGCATGATTACTACCGCTGGTGGACAGTTTTTAATTGCCGTAAACGGGGTAGATGCCGCTATTTTGTATGACGGCACACGCTGGTACAAGATGGCTACTACAGCCACAGCCGTGTCAATTAGCACGATTACTAGGGGTGGAGCAGGAAACCTAACGGCTACCGTTACAACGGCTACGGCTCACGGTCTTGCCACAGGAAATCGGGTCAGCATTAGCGGTGCTACAGAATCTAATTACAACGGCACTTACTACATTACCGTTACTGGAACAACTACTTTTACTTACACAATGGCTACTGCACCAGCGGCAAATGCTACTGTGGTGGGTATTTATACCGTTATTGGTATAGCAGGGGTAAATAGCAATACCCTAGTAAATATTAATATGTGCCAAAACAGACTGTTTTTTGTGCAAAAAGACAGCATGACATTTTGGTATTTGCCTGTGCAATCTATCGGTGGTACGGCACTAGACTTTAATTTAGGTGCTATTGCCCGTTCAGGCGGTTATCTGCAAGCAATGGGTACATGGACTTTAGATGCTGGTTATGGCGTAGATGACCTATCCGCTTTTGTAACTAGTATGGGTGAAGTCATGGTTTACAAGGGTACAAACCCTAGCGATTCTAATGCTTGGAGTGAAGTCGGTGTATGGCAAATGGGTCAAACCTTTGCTAGACGCTGTTTCTTTAAATTTGCTGGTGACTTGCTATTGCTAACCCAAGACGGATTAGTGCCAATGTCTGCCGCCTTGCAATCATCCCGTTTAGACCCCCGAATCAACTTAACTGACAAGATTTATTACGCTGTAAGCCAAGCGGCAACTACTTTTTATGCTGAATTTGGCTGGCAGATTAACTACTTTGCTAGTGAAAATATGCTCATTTTAAACATTCCTACTGGCACAGGATTTGAGCAATATGTCATGCACACGATTACAAAGTCATGGGCTAGATTTACTGGAGTAAATGCCCTTTGCTGGGAAGTTTCAGGAAGTAACAAGATTTACTTTGGGGCTAATGGTTATGTTGGTCAGTTTTATAGTCAGCCTTCTGATAATGGTTCTAACATTACTGCAACTGCACAGCAAGCCTACAGCTATTTTGACAGCCGTGGACAGCTTAAACGCTTTACGCTAGTACGCCCTATCCTACAAACAGATAACGGCTTACCGACTGTTTTATGCGGTATTAGCACCGATTTTGATACCCAGCCATTAGTCAATCAAGTTGCCTTTAATCCATCCACATTAGATGTGGGTGTTTGGGACACATCCTTGTGGGATGATGTTAATTGGGGTGGCACTTTGACTACGACTAAATTTTGGCAAGGTGTCACGGGAACAGGATTTGCAGGGTCAATTAATATCAATGTGGCATCGCAAGGTATTGAATTGCATTGGGCATCAACCGATTATGTAATGGAAGCCGGTGGTGTCTTATAAATGCTATGTTTTGATAAAGACTTATTAGGGCCATTTATCGCCCAAAAGTTAAACATGGTATGGACACCTGAAAATTCCACCACAATCGGATGGGTAACAGATGAAATAGAAGCAGTAGTTTGGTATGAGGATTTCAACAAAAAGTCGGTAACTTGCCATATTTATCTTGAAAAAGGATTAAATAGGCAATATTTAGCTACCATTTTTGACTATCCTTTTATACAATTAGGGGTAGATAAAATTGTTGCCCCTGTGGTAAGTAGTAACGACAAGTCGGTAGAGTTTGTCAAGAAATTGGGGTTTGAGGAACAAGCACGATTACTTGATGTTTTTCCTACTGGAGATTTGTTGTTTTTTGTAATGTCAAAAGACAAATGTAAGTTTTTAGGAGAAAGATATGGGAAAGTC